CCAGTCGTGGAGTGGGTAATCGCCGGAATTGTGTCTATAAACAATCGTGGCTAGAGTAAGTCTCTCCCTATCCGAAGAACCTATTATGCCGACTTTGCTCGCTGGTATGGGGGACGCGGCAACGGGAACAACGCAAGATGCCTATGTACTGAAAGTTCTTTCTATGTCTATCCAAGCCGCCGAAAAAGAGGCACTCGCCTACTCAATCCGTGAGGACGCCAAGGCAAATACCTTTAGTGCCACGCCCATAGAGGTTTCTGGCACGGTTTCAGCACACCAACCGAGTGTGCAGAGTCACCACGCCCAAGTGTTTGCCACCAAGCCACAAATCCGTCGCCTAATGCCCGAAGAGTGCGAACAACTACAAGGGTTTCCGATTGGATGGACAGACAACGGCCAACTAGACCGCTATCGCTATAAGCAAATGGGGAACGCAGTTGCAGTTCCAGTTGTTGATTGGGTAATCGAGGGGATTGTCAGTGTCCACGCTAGATAACAACACGGTCTATGAAGCAAATCGCCGTACTGGTGAAATGCGAGTCCACGAAGCCGTATCCCCGACTCTCCTTGCTTTTATGGGAACGGGCGGTGGAAACGTTCCTGTCCGTAGTGCTGAAACGAGGGTGCGCCGAATAACGCCAGAAGAGTGCGAGTCTCTACAGGGCTTTCCTCGTGGGTGGACGGGCATCAACTCCGATACCAATCGCTATAAGCAAATGGGCAACGCCGTTGCCGTTCCTGTGGTCACTTGGATTATCGCCGGAATCGTAGGCGTTCACCAAAGGAGTGCGAATGAAGCAGATTAGAGCAAGCATTACCGCCAAGGAGAAGTTCGCAACGTGGCGAGAAAGCGTTTACGACGCAAAGAAGCAGACCGACAAGAAATGGTGGGCGAAGTGGCTAAAAAAGTAGACTTTTGGCTCGGCTACGGATATTTTATTGAGACTATCCACGATGGCGACGGAACCTATCACCTCGTCATCAAGACCGAAGACTTCAACACTCGCAAGGAAGCCGATAGTGCAGTAGCGTTCTTTCGCAAAACAATCAGCGAGAGGGCGAAATGGCGAAATGCGTAGACAACAAGCATAAGTGGATTCTTATGAACGCCGGGGCAAAGACGTATGTAATGTGTATCCCGTGTGGCGCACGATTCCCGTTCACCTCTGAATACAACGGCACAACCTATAGCGGCCCCGTGCCGGATAAGTATCGGAAAACAACGTGATAGGCAAGAAATCCAAACTTCGGATGATTGAATCTTTGAGCGATGCCCTCGTCAAAGAAGTGGATAACGTAGCGACAATTACAAAGGCGCTTCACTCTGCTGGCATCACGAATCAAGCCCTCGTGGAGTCGTTTGCTGAAATGGAAAGCGAGCGCGACCTTTACCGAATGGCGTTTAATATCGCTATCGGGCGACTTGCGGCCTACTCCAAAGCAGAGGGTTCTACGCAAGTTCTTATCCAAGAGATACTAAGCAAAGCCCTTGCTGAAATTGAGAACGAGCGTTCATAGTCGGTAGTATGGGGTGGTATGGAATATCGCCCCTATAAGCCGTATCTCACCGCCGTAGAGAAACGAGAGCGCGACGTAAAGGTTCTCAAATACATAAATTGGTATTGGGAACGATACGGATTCCCACCGGGCTATCGCTCTATCGCCAAAGCATTAGGGATTAGTAGTAGTTCTACTATTCACGGCATAATCAGCCGCCTTGAACGGCAGAAACGAATCGTCCGTGACCCCGTTCACAACCAAATTAGGGTTGTAAATAACGGCGATAGGGAAACGTGCTTCCACGACTGGCGAGTTCGCACTATTGCGAATAGCCTTATCCAAATCGTCTGTGCTGATTGCGAACACAGAACCGAGGTTGAGTATGCCCCGACCCCCGAAACTCCACTAAAAAACCTGCTCAAATACACAGGTGGGGTGTAAAGCAACGTAGGTATGGTATAGTGGGGTCACGAAAGGAGAGTCACTATGACCTCAACTAACGTACAAGAACTTACCGACAAGGTGTGGCGTGGCGTAACGCAAGATGCTTACGACGCAACCGACATCGGCAACCTAATCAGCGCGACCCTAAGCCTTAGCGAAAGGGCTGAAGAACTGCAGGTCAAGTGTGATGCCCTTGAGGAAGACCGAGCTCGACTCGTTCGCGCCCTTGAGATTGCTGGCGAGGCAAACGAATCGCTACGCGCTCGTCTTGACAAATATGAACACCTCACGCAGTTCGCAGAAGAGGTTGTGCAGTAATGCCCCTTACTTGGGAAGAACTAGATTTCAACCAAACTCGCGCTAAGGATAATCCTTACGAGTTCGTTATTTGGACACCCGAAGACCCCAAAGCACCAAGCGAGTTGCGAGTGGTGCGTAAGGATAACGTGGGCGGAATGATTGTGCCGATGCAGGATTTCTCTATCTACGCTGGGTCTAAGGAAGACGCAATCATTCTTGCTGAAACTATTGCTACGGCTTTAGCAAGCGTGGCCGACTATAACCACTTTGAGGAACTCTTCTAACTTTTAGAGAGTTCCTGCGAACTGCTTGAACTCGTCAAAGTCGGCAATCTTCTTGAGGAACATCTCATCCTCGTAGGCATTGTCAAGGTCGCCGGCCCACTCTTCTTCACCGTTTGCGTTGATGAAGTAGATGTAGTTTTCATAGCCACTCTCATAGCCCCACTCGGCGTAGTCTGGGACTTCCACACCGCCGATGCTGATTAGGCAAGACTCGTTGTGGTCCATATACCAAGCCAAGACAGTCTTGTCCTTGCACTCTTCCTTGAGCCACTGCTGAACCAACTTCAGGTTCTCATCCATTTCTTTCTCCTTGTTTTCCATACTTCTATTGTATTTCCAAACTAAACCCCTGTCAAGTATTTCTTGACAAATATACGATAACTCAAGGGTGTGACATACCACTTTGCTAGTGTGGAAACTATGAACTCAACCCCTGTCACGCTCGGCCCGAAGCCCTACGGCGTATCACCAAGCCGAGTGAATCAGATTGAGTCTTGCCCCCGGCAATACCAATTATCAAGCATTGACAAGTTGCCCGAACGCAAGAAAATGGAGACATATCGGGGAACTGTCTTCCACGCCATCTTGGAAGAGATGTTCAATCGAACTGCTGAAACGCCCGAACTACGGACAGTTGATTACACCCTTGCCCTTATGCGAGAAATGTTCCGTGGTTTAGTCACCGCCGAGTATGCCGAAGAAATGGGCATTGACGAACAAGGCATACAAGTCTTTGGCCGTGACGTTGCCAAATACATCCGCACCTACTTCACGATGGAAGACCCCACGCAAATCACCTCCGAGGGCATAGAAATCCAAATGGAAGTGGATATGGGTGGGTGGCTACTTCGTGGCATCCTTGACCGCCTTGACCGAGATGCTGATGGCAACTTGGAAATTGTTGACTACAAAACCGGGAAAGTGCCGACCGACAAATACAAGGCTTCGGCAGTTCTCCCCTCAAAGATTTACGCCTATCTCTGTGAGAAGGTATTGGGCGAGCGACCCAAGAACATACGACTACTCTACGTTCAGTTCGGCAAGACACTCAATATAGAAGTTACCGATGCTGATGTTGCCTACGCAGAAAAGCGAGTGCGCGAAGCGTGGGGCAAGATTGAGAAGTGGTATGAACTTGGTTTCTTCCCGCCCACTCCAAATAATCTTTGTGACAAATGGTGTTCGTTCAAGAGCATCTGCCCCGTATTCGCACGGCCCGAGTACTCGCCTTTCTAAAGGAAATCACTCACTCCAAGAGTTCAACTATTGACAGTTTGGAAATCGCTTCTATGATTTCAGTTGTCAAGACTATTGGTATTCCGATAGTGAAAGTTCTTAGGAGAAAATGTGGCTCGCAAACTAGTGCGACTCTCAATCAAGGAAACGTCGGGCGTTGACCGTCCGGCGCACCTCCACGATGGTTGGGCCGTTATGAAATCAGCCTCTCAATCCGATGTGACCGCCGTTCTTGACGAACTGCGCCCGGAGGCTCTTGCCGATGGACACACCGCCGAAGTGGAAAAATCCACCAAGGTTGCCGTACCAGTAGAGGCAATCGCCCCTGCTGAAATTACAACTCCACAGGAGGAAACAATGAGTGAAACACTCAAGGCGGCTGAAGTCGTCGTTATCCCCGAAGTTGCGAGCGAAGAAGAGATTATCAAGGCTATGCCTGCCGTTATCAAGAAGATGCTTGATGACAGCAAGGCCGCTGCCGAAGAGGCTCTTTACAAGGCTGCTGCTAGTGAGCGTGCCCTTATTGCCGAGCGTGAGGCTCGTGCTGATGAGGCTGCGGTTATCAAGGCTGCCGAGTGGTCGCACCTCAACTCGGACCCAACTATCCTCGGACCCGCGCTTCGTCGCCTTGCCGAGACTGACACGACCCTCGCTAACGAGGTCGTAAAGGCACTTGACTCGGCTAACGCCCTGCTTGAGTCCAACGTAATCTTCAAGGAAGTCGGTTCAAGCGAAGCACCTGCCGCTGACGACGCTTACTCAAAGATGGAAAATCTCGCTAAGGCCGCTGTTGCCTCTGGCGTTGCCCCATCGTTCGAGGCCGCGCTGTTGTCGGTTGCTCAGACGAACCCTGACCTCTACACCTCTTACCTCAATGAAAAGGCTGGTCGCTAATGGCTTGGGAACAAAATCCATACTCACTCAAGTTGACTTGCTCACCTGACGTTTCGACGATGGGTGGTCAGTTGACCAACACGAACTCTTCTGCGCCTATGACGCAGTTCTCGTTCGTTTACCTGACTGGTACCGCTAACCCCGGCTCGAACCAGAACGTACCTCTCGTTGGTGTCGTTTCGGCCGCTTCGACTCGCCCTCTGGGTGTTGTTCAGAACGCGCCTAAGGTTCGCTACAACGCTCTTGGCGTTGTTGAGGGTGTTGACGAGGCTGAAGTCACGATTTCGGGTATCACCAAGGTTATTGCCGGTGGTCTTGTAAGCGTGGGCGATGCCATTACGGTTAACGCTTCGGGTCAGGCCGTTTCGGTGAAGTTCGGTATCGGTGGAACCACCCAGACCGCAACCATCACCAACGCCGTTGCTAGTGGTACGCAGGTGGTTTACACCACGAGCTCGACCACCGCTTTCACGGTTGGTCAGACTGCCATCGTCACGGGCATTGTTGCCGCTGGCTCGGGTTCCGGCTCGCTGAACGTTGAGGGTCTGATTACCGCCGTTGGTGGTTCGTCAGGTTCTTACACCTTCACGATTGCTAACCCTGCTGCTAGCACCATCACTTACACCTCTGGTGGTTCGGTGAACACCGCACCTGCGGACACCACCGACTTCGTTGTTGGTACTGCTCTTTCGAGCTCCGCCGCCGCTGGTGACTACATCACTGCCGCTATCGCCTGCCACAACGCAGGCCGTGCGGCTTAGTTAGAAAGGACTGAGGAACTATGCCACAGCCCAACGTAAACAACGTTCACATTGACGCAATCTTGACCAACATCTCGGTTGCTTACTTGCAGAACACCAACAACTTCATCGCTGACCGGGTTTTCCCTGTCGTGCCGGTGGACAAGAAGTCCGACCTTTACTTCCGCTACACCAAGGAAGACTGGTTCCGTGACGAGGCTCAGCGTCGTGCTGACGGTACTGCTTCGGCTGGTTCAGGCTACGGCTTGCAGACCGAAACGTACTCGACCGACGTTTACGCCTTCCACAAGGACATTGGCGACCAGACCCGTGCGAACGCCGACAACCCATTGAACCCCGATATGGAGGCTACGCAGTTCGTTACGCAACGTCTGCTTCTCCGTAAGGAAGTCCAATGGACTAACGACTTCTTCGCCACAGGTGTTTGGTCAACGACCGTCATTGGTACGACCACCACTGCTCAGGCAGGTACGGTTTGGTCTGACTATGTGAACAACCCAACGTCTTACACCTCGGACCCCATCGCACAGGTGGACATCGCCAAGGCTTCAATTCTGCAGAACACTGGTTACGAGCCCAACACTTTCGTCTTGGGCTACAAGGTTTTCCAAACCTTGAAGAACCACCCTCTGCTGATTGACCGCTACAAGTACACCCAAGCCGGTGCGATTGTAACTGAAGAGTTGCTCGCACAACTGTTCGGCGTGGACCGTGTGCTTGTCGCCAAGGCCGTTGTCAACAACGCCAACGAAGGCTCGAACAGCCCAACGAACGACAACTTTGCGTTCGTTGCTGGTAACTCGGCTCTTCTGTGCTACTCCGCACCTAACCCCGGTTTGCTGACCCCCTCGGCTGGCTATACCTTTATGTGGACTGGTGTTTCGGGTGGTCTTGGAACGACTGTCGGTGTCTCGCGCTTCCGTATGGAAGAGCTCAAGGCCGACCGTGTTGAGGGTGAAATCGCCTTCGACAACAAGGTTGTTGCTGCCGACCTCGGCTACTTCTGGTCTTCGATTATCTAAGCCCAGTAGTTCACTGCGAAAGCCCCCTGCCCTCACGGGTGGGGGGTTTTTGCTTTGTGTGGTGATATTGTGACCCTATGACTTCTAAGAGATACACACATCGAGTTCTTCGTGGTTTTCCTATAAATGGCAACACATACGAACGTGGTGAACTTGTTTCATCTGACGACTGGACGTGGCAAGGCAAGATTTACGTCGAGGCTCGTGGGTGGGTAGAGCCATTAGAGCCGAAGTTGGTTGCTCACTACGCCGAGTTGGTCGCACAAGAAGAGCGTGATGCGAAGAACGAGGTTGCCGATGCGTTCGTTGAGAAAATTGCGCCTACCGATGCTGAAATCGTTGCGAAAGTAAAGGCGGTTCGCAAGACAACCCCGGCGAAGAAAGCAACAAAGCCCGTCGCCAAAAAAGTCGCCAATAAGCCCGTCAAAAAGACAGTCAAAAAGTCTCCCCAAAAGTAGAGACAGATTTCGTTCCAAACTGATGATACAGTTTGGATTATGTCACTAGCGGATGCTGAAAAGCGAGCGTCGGAACGAACTTGTCGGTTTATTGAGTTCTTCGACTTACTCGACAAAGACGACCAAGCGACTCTTTCTCGCTGGCTTGACGACAAGAAGCCTATTGGCTGGATTGCTCGTGTTGCCTCAAGTGACGGCAAGCGGCTAAACGACAAGACACTCTCACGCCACCTCAAAGACGGCTGTGGTTGCCCTGCGAAAACCAAATACAAGGATTCGTATAATGACCTTTGAGAGTGCTGAAATCGAAGCAGAGAAGCGCGCCCAAGTGCGGAGAGATTCTATTGCCAAGGGATACGAGCGAGAGATTCGTTGGGACGGCGAAAAGGGCTACATAGACAGCCCCGCTACCGACGCAGAACCCGACCAAGCCCTTTGGGATATGGTGATTCAGGATTGGGGTCTTGACCCAAACCTCACCGAAATTATTGACGGCTCTGTCCATATCCGAGCGTGGGACTCCAATATCGGCGGTGGTGAAATCGCCAAGATGCGCTACTACCGAGCGCAAATCCGCCGACGCGCCGAAAAGGGCGATAGGGCAGATATCGAGGCTCTCTGTAAAGAGATAATGAAGAAGCCCGCAAAGACAGCCAAGCGAGAAGTCTCTATCGAAGAACGTGCGTTTATGGCGTTTTTTGCTGATTGGCAACTAGGCAAATCAGAAGGCGGCGGAACCGAAGCAACTATCGCTCGCATTATGGCTTCTCAAGATGCCTCTATCGAGCGAATCAAGGAACTCATCAAGATTGGTCGTGGCCCATCGGTCATTTATTGCTGCGGAATGGGCGATTTAGTTGAAAACTGCTCGAATCACTATGCGATGCAGACGTTTTCCGTTGATTTGGATTCACGAGAACAGCAGAAAGTCGCTCGTCGCCTTATTTTTCGCTACGTCGAACTCTGCGTAGAAAACTTCCCCGAAATCCCACTCGTTGTGGTGGCCGTTCCCGGTAATCACGGCGAAAACCGACTCAACGGCAAGGCCTATACAACGTGGACCGACAATATGGACTTGTCCGTGTTTGAGGGCGTTGCTGAAATCTGTGCCGCAAACCCGGCGAGATTTGGAAATGTCTCGTTCCCGCAGTTTGAGGGTTTGATTGAGGAAGACCTCACTATGACCCTAAACGTATGTGGCGTTATCATCACCTTGGCGCACGGACATCAGTTCGGCAAGGGTAATGGGGGCGGAACTATTGCCAAGATAGAAACGTGGATTCTGGGGCAGATTAGGGGGCGCACAAAGGCTTCTGAAGCAGATATTGTGGTTAGCGGTCACTTTCACCACTACATTGCGTCCGAAGGCTCTGGTCGCACCTGCTTCCAATGCCCCGCTCAAGATGGTGGCTCAAAGTGGTTCGTTGACCAAACGGGCAAGAGCTCCCCTGCCGGTATGTTGACTTTTGGTGCTGGCTCGGCCTACGGCAAGCGTGGCTGGGGAGACTTGCTGATTATCTAATGCCGTATTATCTCGCTGGACCACGAACGGGCGTACCCCACAACAACTATCCCTCATTTGAGGAAGCACTTTCTACACTACGTCGCACCTACGAAATCTTCTGCCCTGCTGAAATCCTTGAGTCTGGAAACGAAATAACCGCCGAAAGTGCGTATCGCCAACTCTTCGACTGCGACGGCGTAATCCTTTTGCCCGGTTGGGCTGGCTCAAACGGAACAAAGGCCGAAGTTCTCTTTGCCACCACTATCGGCAAGAAGATTATGGGCTACTATCGCCATCGCCCACAGAATCTTGAGGAACTAATCGGCATCAACATCATCACGCGCGCCGAGATGCTGAAATAAAGAACCTATTGTAAAGTTTGGTAGTCACCCAACCCCCAAAGGACTACTATCGTGCCTTACTTCCACCCCGTAACCAAAGAACCTATTTCGGTTGGCGAAGCGATTTCTTGGGGTATTCAGCGCGCGATTCGCCGTTGGTCTTTCCTTATTGGAATCACAACGATTACCGTTATTTGCGTTATTTGGGGGGTTCACGATTTTACGATTCTTTCGTGGTGGAACGTTTGGGCTTCCTATATGGCTTTGTTTATTGAGTCGGTAGTCGGTATCGCTATGTTTAAGCAAACCGCCGCCGATGCTGAAGTTATCCGCAAGATTTTGGCTATGGAGATGGCTCAGTTTGAGGAACTCAAGAATCTTGTTTTGGATATAAAGGATATGGTCGAGCGAAACTCTGGTCTTGCTGAACGTATCGAGACTGATTTGGAGATTCTCGAGCACGATGTAATGCACTTGGGCGACGAATAGGGGTAATGTGTCGGTATGGACCCAAACCTCAACGAAAGTATCGCACTTCACCCAAGTACTACTGGGAAAGTTCCACGTCTAGTTTCCGTATCGGGCGACGTTTCCAATATAGAAACCACGCTTGACACTAGCGAGACACTAGGAATCAAGAAGTGCGGCGGCAACTGCAACTGTAAATGCTGAAATGCTCGGCCTACGACTATTCCCTGATGCCGTTCTTGCCCTGCCGGTAAGGAACGTCACCGAAATAGACGGGAAGATTGCTCTACTCGCTCAAGATATGGCCGAAGTTATGTATCGGCACGGCGGGGTAGCAATAACGGCAAACCAAATCGGCATTACCAAGAGTGTGTTTGTGTACGACGCAGATGAGTCGGGCTTCTACGAAGTTATTATCAACCCGACTTTGGAGCTCGGTGCTGAAATAGAGTCGCACCCAGAGGGGTGCTTGTCAGTTCCAAATCGTATTTGCCATATTGAGCGAAGCACGGATTGTGTTCTTTCGGGGTTTGACCTTGAGGGCAACAACATACAGATTGAGGCGAGTGGTGGAATTGCCCGAATCTTCCAACACGAGATTGACCATCTCAACGGCTTGCTGATTGTTGACCGCGCGCCAAAACCCGATAGTTTGCAAACGCGCTACGGCTGGTAGCCACCTAAGTATTTCCAAACTAAGCGTAGAATAACGCTATGGCCTACCCCTCTGTCACAACTCAACGTTCTGTGCCGGGTTCGGCTAGTCCTTCCTATATCACCACAACGCTTTCAAGTTCATACGTTGAGACAACCTTTATTGTTGCGAGTGCCTCAACGTGGTATGAGGTAGGAACGAACGGCAAAGTCACAACAAACCCATTGGGAACGAGTGGTGTTTTTGATGTCGTTGTGGACTTTGGATTATCCACCGAAGAACATATCCTCTGCTCTGCCGTAAACCCAAGCACCGGCGTTGTCACGATTTGGACAGACGGGACCCTCAATGGTCGTGGTTGGGATGGAACGCCGATTTCAGCACACTCGGTAGGGGCAGCGAGCAACCTCAACTGCTTCCCGTTTGTTGGTGGCACGGATTTCGCCGCAATCACAAAAGTTATCTCAACGCTCTTTCCAAATGGCGGGACGAGTCAGGCATACAACTTTTATGCCGTATCCCCAACCTCAAACCCAACACTCACGGGGCAGTTCAATAAGGTCAACACATCAGCATCGGGGCAATCCGTCACGCTTCCCCCAATTGTTGCTAATGGTCAGTTTATCTATATTGGCAACAACAACTCAACGTATTCGCTCACCGTTTATCCAAACCTCTCGTCGCAAAGTATTGACGGATACACGGCAGGAACGCCAATCTATATTGCACCTAACGCCTATTGGCTTGGTTTTGTAGAAAGCACGGGTTCAGCAGGAAACTGGGTATCGGTTATTCCGTCAATGGTGGGTCAGGGGCCGCTTACTGTTTCTTACGGAGATGGAACGCTCACGTTCGCTCTTGGCGGCCTAACAAACTACGGAAGTGCTGGGCAAGCCGTAGTGGTGAACTCTGGTGCGAACGGCTATACCTATCAGAACATCACGGCATTTGTAGAGCAGTCAACCGCCCCAGTCAGCACAACAGTTCTTTGGGCAGACACTTCATCTACCTCAACGCCCTACGTTCCTTTGGTGTATACCCTTACGGGCAACGCCGCCCAACCAATCCCCACGACGATGGTGTGGGCGAACTATGACCTTATTGAGATTAAAGGTCAAACAAACGCTATTACGTCAATGTCTACCGGAATCACCACCGGGCTAAACGATGGCAAAATTGCGCGAATCGCTATTTACAACACTTCGGGAATCCCACTCACTATTTCTTGGGGTAGCCAATTCCAATCTTCAAGCATCTTGCTTCCAACTCAGTTTGCGAATGGTCGAACCGATTATGCCTTTACTTGGACTAGCGATAGTGTTTGGCGACTTATTGGTGTTGTGTAATGGCGACTAGTTACTACTTCGTAGGCTCTGGTTCTCAAACGTGGTCTTGGAATACACCACAAAACAACTGGGCAACTCAATCAAATGGAACGCCAATTCCGACCGCAACTATTATCGCCGCAACCTATAACAATCCATCGGTAAACACGGGTGGCTCAATCACCAACGCCGTATCCAACTATATCGCTACGTCACAGGCGATAACTTCAGCAACAACAGATGGTTCGGGCAATACGACCTACAAGATGGCAACCAACCCATTTGTCACGGGGCAATTTATTTTCGTTGAGGGTATGTCTGATAACTCGTATAACGGATTACAAGTCGTTGTCTCAACAACCTCAAATAGTTTTACGTCCTCAAATGTTTATGCGACCCCCTCAACTGCTTATGGTGGATACGCATTTCTTGCAAAGACAAGCGGCCTAAGTAGAGCGAGTGCGAGTGGCCTAAACATTACGTTTACTACGGCGAACTCGTTGCCAAACGTATTTTCTGTTGGTGATTATGTTGAGACTTCTGGCTTTGACACAACCCCGGCTGACGTCTTTAACAATAGTTGGACAGTTGTATCAACGACATCAAACTCGTTTACTGTTGCGACAACATCAACCCCAGCCGTTTCTGTAGCAACGGATGGTTATGCAAGTATCTATCCGTCCGTGACTTATACCTGTCCAAACAACTTCCAAGTAGGGCAGTTGGCAAACGTCACGGGCGTTTTTAGCGCTCTAAACACGGGTGGCTTCAATGTAAGTAATGCGTACATAACAGCAGCGTCTTCGTCATCATTTACAGTTTTGGTTTCCAATCCTTACAACGGCGGCGTTCTTGACTTCTACTCGTCGGGTGGAACGCCAACCATAACGTCAACAATTGGATACACGGCCACAAACTCGTTTAGCGTTGGTCAAACAGCACTTGTATCTAGTATTAGCCCGTCTGACTACAACCTTCAGAGTCAAGTTGTCTATGCCGATACTTCATCGTTCCAAGTAATCCCTATAGTCGCGCCAACCGACACATACGTTTCTGGCGGCGTGGCAAATGTGTTTCCCGTTTCTGGTGATTCTGTCGTTATTGACTCGCACTCTGGTTCACAAGTCACTACATCGGGAAACGTAAGTGTTGGTTCTTTATCTATCTCATCAGGCGGAAGAGTATCTCTTGGTGGAACGCTTACGGGGTCTTTGAGTTGTAATGGAACGTTCACCACAAACAACTACGCTTGCTCGCTTCCAAACGCTTCTTTTAGCGGCTCAACGCTTAGTTTTGGAACTTCCGCAATAACTATTACTAGCGGCCCTATTATTTCGGGGGATACATCACCATCTTGGAGTCTTAGCGGGAATAACACAATTACCTACTCAAATGGGTGCTCCATAACGTTTAATAACTCACTTGGATTTGGTTCGGTTTTCTATATTGCTTCATTAGGAACGAACTCAACCCACCCGCCAATTACCTATAACGGCACGGGTCCTTTCTATTTTCTTTCTGCGATAGGCTCGGCATCGTTCCCGTTGTCTAGCCTTACCCACGCACCAACTATCTCAACCACAACTAGCGGAAACCTTATTGTCTCTGCTGGCTCAACTCTTAGTGTCGCAAACACACTCACTATTGCTGCCGCCTCGGGTCAAGTGGTGAATAGCGTTGGGCAAGTTCCTATTTACTTTGCGAGCGATGCCTCGCCCATATTTGCCACCCCTACAACGTGGTCATATACCCCAGCAACTATTAGTGCCGGAAGTGTCGCAATCACCTACACAACTTTCCAAAACATCACGGCTACGGGCGCAGCAAGTTGGTCAACGCCGGACTCAAGTGGTTGGGGAGATGGTGGCGGTAATACAGGCATTACGTTTAGCACGTCACGGAACTGCTACTACAAGAACCCGAGTGGCACGGCGGCAAATTGGTCTACTCAGAATTGGTATTCGCAAACAAATGCCGGCGGTAGTCGAACCCGTAATCCGTTGCCCCAAGACGTAGCAATCTTTGATGCGAACTCTAGTGCCTCTAACGCCACCGTCACCGTTGACCCCACAATCATTGGCGGGTGGGACGCCTCTGCCTTTTTGGGAACGCTCAAGTTCACAACAGCAACAACCTACTACTTGCTCGGAAGCATCTCACTAGGCTCAAAGACATCTGGCTCATCAACCACATACGTTATTGGGCCGAACGCAAGCCTCAACGGAAACCTCGTTATTCGCTCTAATAACCACACCTTGTCGTTGTCGCTAAACGTTAGTGTTTCGCCATCGGCAAAGGTATCTCTCTACGACGGGCTCTCAACGACAAACACGACAATCACCAAAGGAACGTTTGATGCCACAAGCACAAACGTTTCGTCGCTTAGTTTTAGAAACTTTGTTGTTGCTTCTGGGGCCGTTGTTGCTATGGGCGGAACTTCACCATCATCAACGCAGTCGTGGATATTTAGCGGTGTGTGGACCTGTAATGGAACAATCTCAACGTGCGGATACACAACGCTCTACCCAACAAGCACCACAAGCAATACGTTTACCGGTGGCGGTCAGCACTATTTCAACCTAACGATGCCGGTGTTTACTACATCAGTGGCAACCGCAACCCTTACTGTTTTGGGCAACAATACGTTTAATAACTTTGTATGCGCGCAAAGCCCAGCGCAGTTCAACAATATCTTTTCAGCAGCAAACGGCGTAAACCAAACAACCATATTTAGCGGAAGCAATACGTTTAATACGTTGTCGGCAACGCCGTATAGCGTTGTCACATTTAACGATGGAACAACACAAACGGCCACACAACTCCTGCTCAATGGTCAGAAAAACTATGGGCAATACTATGACGGAACGGCGAACACCTCGCAAACGGCGGCCAACTACCCGCAGTCACAAGTAGTTGGCGATATTGACGTTAGAGCGTATTTCTCAACGTCTTCGTGGCCGCCAAATATTAGTAGCAATTCAGCATTAGTAAGTTGCTTGAGTTCGACATCGGGTTGGGAGTTTGGAATCTCTACAGCATCGGCACTCTACTTCTCGTATAGCAACGCACCATCGGCAACAATCACCAACGTTGTCGGCAACGGAACTACGGCGACTTACTATGCCAATAACTCTTTCTTTTCGGGGCAATCAGTCACGATTTCGGGGGTTGTGCCAACCGCCTATAACGGAAGTAGCACTATCGTAAACGCCACATCAACGTATTTCACAGTATCCACAACGGCTACGGCGACTTTTACGCAACGTGGAACGGCAACCCCGGCGATTATTACTGCTTCAGCATCCGTGCCAACAACTCCAACAACTCCGTATTGGTGGCGCGCAACTCGTGTTGCCTCTACGGGCGTTGTTTCGTTTTACTTGGCACAAGACCAAGGTGGAACATCAAGTTCAGGCGGCCCTACTTCGTGGGGAACACCTTTCGCTACGGCAACGACACCAACGAACAATGCCACAATGAACGTTTCGGCTACACCAACTATCAACATTGGTGCGTATTTTTCGGGAACGTTCTATCGAGCTCAGGTGTATAACGGTATCAACGGCGACCCAATGGGAGTATCTTCCTATGCCGCACCTACATCAGCATTACTAAAGTCAATAAGCACGACATTCGGAAACGGCACTATCGCAACAAACATTTCGGTCCCGGCGGTGTCAGACGGAACAAATATCACTTATTACGTCGCATCAACGACAGCAACGACTTTTTTTAGTGGAAGCGACTACTTTGGAACGTTTGCCGTTCCCACCACGCCCACCGGAAGCAAGTATTACAACTCAAACTCAAGTTATAACATAACGATTCCAACGACAGTTGTATCAACTAGCGCACCCATATCGGGGGCAGTTGGAATCACCATTACGCCACAAACGCCACCGCCATCAGTGACTATTACGGCGGCTTCATACGCAACCCCCTACACAACGTTTACAACTTCGGGGTCGGTTCCGTTTGCTGGTGGAACAAATGGGCAAGATGGGCAACTTATTACCATCTCTGGCGCATCAAACGCCAACTACAACGGACTTTGGATAGTAAACACCACTTCCACGAACTCTTTTACGGCGCAACCATATGTCGGAGATGTAAACCCCGGCTTATTTATGGGAACGGCGTTAGCAATCGCATCGCCAGCATTGGCAAGTGGAAATCCACGGGTGTATCAAAACTTGCTCTATTTCCCACCATACCCGGGGCAATCAACTTCTCCCACAACAAACGTTGGGCCGATTCTTGATGTGAACTTTATTTCAGCATCGTTTGGGCAAGGGGTTATCTACGACTCGTCTTCGTATGGCAATGGGAACGCAACCGGGGCTTACCTATACTCCAACAACCCTGCTTATGACGGACATATCACCATCAACTCGTCTATTTCGGGTGCGGCCAAGATTGTAAGCAAGTCAATATCGGCGCTCAACTACGCAGTGATTACAGGCGTTAGCGTGTCAACTACTTCAGCACCTGTTTACGCACTCAACTCCGTTGTTCCCACGAACGGAAACTTTCTACCCACCAACTTTTCCTATATCTTGTTCTAGGATTTTGGTATGACCGTTCTTCGCGCCTACAACCCGTCAACGGGAACTTGGGACCCTATTGTTCTTGGCGCACAAGGGGCTACGGGTGCGACGGGCTCACAGGGAACGACTGGTGCACAAGGAAACACTGGTGCGCAGGGAAGCACAGGCGCGCAAGGTCCGCAGGGCTATCAGGGCGCAACCGGCGCGCAGGGCTCAACTGGTTCACAAGGTTCGCAGGGCTTTCAGGGTAATCAGGGTAATCAGGGCGTTCAAGGCGCTACTGGAAGTCAAGGAACGCAAGGTTCTCAAGGTGTTCAGGGCTACCAAGGAACTACAGGGTCACAAGGAACCCAAGGCTTCCAAGGAACTCAAGGAACGCAGGGATTCCAAGGCAATATCGGAGCTCAAGGTAGCCAAGGCTTTCAGGGCGTTCAGGGTGCTGGCGGTGTAATCGCCAACTACCTTTCTGCTTACGACACAACTACGCAAACCGTTTCTTCCACGACTGTTGCCAACATCGTAAACATCAACACAACAGTTGCCAACTACGGCGTGACCATTGTTGGTGGAAACAAAGTTACGTTTGGCAACGCAGGAACGTACAACGTTCAGTACTCAATCCAGTTCACCAACTCGGACAGTAACTCCGACAACGTGGACGTATGGATACGCCAAAACGGTGTTGACGTTGTTGAAAGCAACTCTATCTACAACGTCTCAGGAACTAGCCACGGCGGTTCTGGCGCACTAATCGCCTCTATCAACTACATAGTCAACGCCAATGCAAACGACTACATTCAGTTGATGTGGGCACCGTCTAGTACAACTATTGCCATCACCACTTCAGGTTCGCAGACAAGCCCCACCGTCCCAGCAACTCCCGGGGTTATTTTCACTGCCCAACAAGTCACTTACCAAGGGGCACAGGGAAATCAGGGGTACCAAGGAAATCAAGGGTTCCAAGGAAATCAAGGCTTTCAGGGGAACACGGGTGCGACCGGCCCACAAAACTATATTCAGGGCGCACTTGTTGGCAACAACCCATCAACTTCGGGTCAGCAGATTATCTACAACGGCTCTCAATGGGGTATTCAGGGCATTAGTGGTGATGCGACCATCTCTTCTTCT